TCTATTCCTTTTACAGTAGATTTAGCAGCATCTATTTGAGCTTGACTCCAATCAAGTCCACCAGACTCAGCAAGTCTTATCTGTTCTTGCCATCTGGCTTTTTCTTGCTCAAGCTTAAATCGTGTTATTTCTGTTTCACTTCGTTTAACTTCATTGAATATAGCTTCATCTAAAGCCTGTTGCTCATCAAAGCCTGTCATCTCAAATGAACCCTGGATTTGTGCTGCAGATTTATCAAATTGTGCATTTATCACAGAGCTACTTACTTGCTGTTCTGCAGGTTTAGCAGCATTTTGTGCTAAAGCTAATTGCCTACGTACTTCATTTTGCTGAAGTAGCAAATTAAGTTCATCTTCGCTGCCTTTTTTAACAAGCTCAAGCTGATTTTCAATATCATGCTCTCTAGCATCTAAGATTTTCTGGTCATACTCACTCCACAGCTCAAGTTTTTTCTTGTTGAGCTCAATAAGTATTTCTTCTTCAGAACGAGCTTGGTCATCTCCTGCCTCTAATAATCTCTTATTAGTATCAAGTATCAAGGCATATTCCAAATCAAGATTTTCTTCCATGAGTTTGCGCTCTTCTACTAATGAGGCTTCCATTTGAGAAGCATCGCGCGTAACTACTACATTGGTAGTTACAGTAGACTCTTGATTTTGAGCTGCTTCAGTTGCTGCGCTAGTATCAGTAGGATTTATAGTATTACGCTGCGTCTGCAAAGAAGCAACTTTTTGCTCATTCTGAATTTGTTGTAACTGAAGGTCTAATGCTCGTAAATTATTAGCAATAGTCTTAGTTATAAGCTCTTGCTGCCTATCAATTTGTTTCTTTTGGTCCTCAGTAAGTTTTTTATATTTTCCATCTATATTTTTAACATATTCTTCATTAAGACGATACATCTCACGAAGCTTATTATTTTCATCCTGAACCTGGTCAGCTGCAGCTTTACGCCTTTTAGCATATTCATCTTTAAGTAATTCAGTTACGCTTTCCTCGTACTCTCTTTGTATTTTTATATCATTCTGGTTTATAGTACGAGTTAAATCATGCGGCGTTTTTGTAGTTTTATGCTTTCCTTCTATGCCAGCAGCTTCAAGTTGAGCTTTAGCAGCTTTTTCATATCCAGCTGCTAAGTCAAAGTATGCATCTCCTGTTTTCTCTGCAGCATCTGCTTCATCGTTAAGGTCTTTAATTCTTTGTTGCTTAAAATCTTCTGCAGATACTTGGTCAGCTACTTGTAAATTAGCTGCAGATGGGCTCATGCCATATTCATCGGTGGCTCGTAAACTTGTTTGCACCCACCAGTTTTTGAATTTATCCCAACCTGATGGGCCTTTACCTGCTTCTGTTTCTGCCTTATTTCTAGCGATTAAAGCTTTTTCATATTCATCTGCGGCTAACTTTTGAGCAGCGGCGGCTTTAGCTCTTAATTTAAGAGCATTGATTACAGCTTCAGTATTATCTACAAATACATTTTCAGCATCTGTTACATTATTAACAGATACTCCAAGCTGGTCAAAATTAGATTTGTTATCTTTAATCCACTGGTCTTTTTTAGCAGTAGTTTCAAGATTTTTCCATTCCTGTTGTAGCTGTTTTAGTTTTACAATGTTATTACCGTAGCTATTATTAGTATCTTCAAGTTCTTTAGCTATATTATCAAGAGCCTCAGTTGTAGATATAACAGCATTTTTTGCTTTGAAAAGATTATCAACCCACGTTATAATCTGTTTGCCAAACATGGAAAATACAGTAAGCAATATAACAAGTACAGTATTCCAGCTAAACAAAGCCTTAACTATTGAACCTGTTACGCTTACTGTTGCTTTACCTTCTGCTTGCAAAAGTTTATTCTGAGCGCGTAATCTGTTAATTTCATCGACTACCATAGGTATATTATTCGATATACCTAAGAAGAATGTATTAAGCGATACAGCTGCAGCAGGTAATTCTCGTACTACTTGAGAAATAGAAATACCTAAGCCATCCCATGTTTTTTGGTAATGGCCTACAGACAATCTATAATTACCTGTTGCTTCTTGCAATTTTATCATTTGCTGATAAATTGCATTTGTTTCAGCTTCAAGCTTTTTACCAGAGTCAGCAGCTTCTCTCTCAGCTGCAGACATCTGATTAAGTCGTATTTTATTTAATGCATATTGAGCTGAAAGTCTATTATAAGAACCTTCTGCAGAATTAGCAATTGTAGCTTGTAATTGAGCAATCTGATTTGCTTCTCGTATTTGAGTTGAATAGAGTTTAAGCTGCTGATTTTCTTCTGACTGAGCATACGCAAGTTTCTCTTGAGCCTGAGCTAATGGGTCTACTGTAGCTTTCTGCTGTTTTCTAGCAGAAGTAAGCTCAGCAATCTTAGCTTTTAACTCAAGTAATCTTTTACCTTCATCTGACTGTAAATAAGCTAATCTTTGCTCCGCCTTTTCTACTTCAGACAGAGTTTGGATATGAGGCTTCATTTGGTCATCAAGGGCCTTAATCTGATTTTTTAAATTAAGAATATCATTGAGTAGCTGTTGCCCCATTTCGCTATCTGCTCTTTCAGCCGCAGTTAAAGACTTATATAGCTCAACTGTTTGCTTTAGGTCAGACTTAAGGCGGTCATAAGAAGATATAGCTTGCTGGATATAACGCTGCTGTTCTACAGTTGCTCTATTAGCATCTGAAGTTTGTGCTTTAAGCCAAGCAATCTGTTTACCTGTATCAGATAAAGCTAATTTAAGCTCATTCTGAGCTCTTTCAAGTCTTGACGTAGATGCTGTTGCTTCATCAATAGCTTTACGCCCTTCACTTGTAGCTCCACTAGCAGATTTAAGAGAATGCACAATCCTATCTGCACCTGCCCTGATAGCATTTACCATTGTCTCGTATGACTGATTGAGCTCGCCAAGTTGTTTGACAAGCTTTTCAATCGAGTCATCCGGCTCAATTATATCGCTATATTTTATCTTATCGTCTTCAGCCATAATTATTTCCTTTTATGCCGTTTAACACTCTTGCTTTCTGCTTCTAATTGCTGTTTTATATTATCAACAGCATTATAGAATTGAAGTACTGTCATATTTTTAGCATCCATACTTGTTTTTTGAGCTATCAAAAGGCAAGTACTTTCAAACTGCTTATCATATTTTATTTCAACAGACTCACTTCCTATGTATGATTTTGGAGAATGCATATTAAGCATTATCATATCTATGGTTTCTATCTGTTCAGAGTTATCTGTGTCATTTATCATAGAGTCCAACACAAGAAGTGCTCTTTGCTTTAACTTATCGTATGCATCTTTTTCCTTTGGATTTACAAAATCTCCTGGAAAGTACATTTCAAGTTCAGTGGTTACTTTTTTTTTTAGCCAAGTCAAAAAGTCTATAACCTTTGAATGCTTTATTTCTTTAAGCCTGGCCAATATGTTTTTAAGTCCATCGTCTGACAAATCATTAACTTCTTCACCATCTATGCTGTGGATAAGAGCTGCAAAAGCTAAGTACCTCGGTGAAATTTCATTGTTCACCATATACATATTTTGCCTCATGTTTTGCAGTTCTTGCAAAGCTTTTTTGGCATTATTACTTTTAATGAATTTGGCAACACGAGTTATATGAGCATCAATATCATCTGCGTCTGAGCCAATTCCAGAGTCTATAAGCAAATACTTATTGTACTTCTGGAAATTTACAATGGGCATTTCATCTATGCTGTCATATACTCGTACGACTTTTTTATTTACTATCAGGTTTTTCATATTAAAATTCGCGTTATAGGGGTTGATATGATAGGAATAAATATAATACTCATCTCGTTAAAGAAAATAGCGAAAATGATAGCGAGAATAAGCGACGTCCAAAAGCTTAAGCAAAAGTCACAATCAAATAATTGAGAAATAAGCTTAGGAGCTCTGGTGATTATCTCATCGCGCACACCGAGTTTTCCAATTAGCAAAATAGCAAATGCTGCTGCTAAGGCTATATATATTAAAGCCGAAAGCATTGTTATAAAATATACCATTGACATAATTCTCTAGTTGTTAAAGTAAATTCAATTCGTATTCCTGCATAAGGGTACATAAAAAATTGTTTATCAATATCTTGTATGCCTTCTCCTTTATAAGTATAATTGTTATATATTTTTTCTATAGAGTACCCTTTGTATATGTTTTCAAAGCGCTCGTATATATCATTGATAACAAGTTTACCTGTAGTTGTAATAATACCAGGTGTCGTCAGTACTCGTATTATTTCATCTTTAATTTCTTCAGTGTGAAGCACAGTTTCATCATCGTAGATACTGCTTAAATCATACCAAAATATAATGGCCCCACTGAAAGTATATTGAGGCAAAGATTGTACTACTTGAGTAATTTTCTGTGGGTCATATATATCAAACCATGAAAAGTTACCAAAGTTGTCATTAGGCAAAAGTGATACATATTCTCCATTACCGTTGTATGACGCTGGATATATGAATTTATTGCCATCAGGCCTATGCTCTACGAGTTTGTAAGCTCTTCCAAATGCATAATTAAGCCACTTAAGCTTTTCCATAAGCGATTTTTGCATATCCTGCAATATCTTATCAAGTAACACAGGATTATCCTTATATCTTATTTGTACAGAACTTTCTTTCATTGTCTTATAGCTCTTTTTAACCGTTTAACAAGCTCTTTTCTTATATGGGAGCGGATTATTCTTGTAAAGTTTTTATCTGTCAACCTGAATATCTCTTCCCCATATTTTTTAACAAGGTCTTGAGTTTTTTCATCACTCGCTGTTATATAAAATCCTTCTGAGTCAAATACTACATACATTGACTCATGAAAAGCTCCAGTGTCTCGTAAGGTAACTCGAGTTGTCGGTTGGCCTTTCCTCTTTTTGTTTTGTATAGTTTTAGGTGCATAAGGCATATAATCCATAATTTTTTCGCCTCGGCCATTGATACCTCTGCGATACAACTGGTCATTTGCTATTGCAGATACTATCACATCCTCTTTATCACGGACAATATCTTCCAATAGTATAGGCAAGCTATCTTTGAATGCTCTCAAGCGATATTCAAGATTGCGAAGTGTTGCATTATACCTTTTTACAGCCATACTATACAGTTCTATATTTTATACCGTTGTTTTTGCAAGGAAGACAAACTCTGTCTATTCCTTCAGTACTAAGCTTAATTGCCTTAAATGCCATATCGAGTTGATAGCTAAGACCTGATTTTTTCATAGATGAAGAGTCGCCATCAACTTCATATAGAATATCAAGCCTAGAAGCATTTATTGAATGCCTATTTGTACGAACATTGGCATTATAGGCAAATTCACGAAGCATATCTACTGCTACTTGCTTTGCTATAATATCCTGAAACAGCATTCGCTGCTCAATTATGAAGTCTGTAATATCACAGTTTATTGTTATTTCAAGATTTAAGCCATAATTGTTATCATAAGTATATTGGTTGTTTTCAACATCCCATAAATGTATAGGCTGCTTTGAAAAATCATTGTTAAAATCATCGTTAAAGTCATCTTGCATCCCATTTATGAGTTCTTCATTTACAAAAAATGGGTGCACTTCTATATATTTTGACCATGCCATCCAAGCCAAGTATTCTCTGCGTGAACATGAGTTACAAGGTTCTTTGGACCAGTCTTTGTCTTTTCTGATAGCTTGACTTCCTTCTGGAAGCTCAGATTGAAAATAGCACAAATACCAACTTCCTCCAGCATCATTGTCTTCACTCTGATAAGGCAGATATACATCATTAAGCGAAAACCATTCAATGCTGTTTTTACGTATCTTATTAAGCTTTATTATCTTAACAGGTGCATCCATACTAGAATGCATAAGATACAAAGTATATTCGCCAGGCTCTGTAAATTGTAAACCTATTTTATTGATTTTCGTAGTTACGCCTTTTGCTCTTACAGGTACAATCTCAAAGCCAACCAGATTTTTCTTGTTTTTTACAACATCTACTAAACGGCCAGTACCGTCGAATAAAGTTCTGTTTTCGCACAAAGTCTTATATGTACCTTGCGCAATTTTTTCATTGCAATATCTAGCAATAGATTTCTGAATGCTAGCCTTAGTTTTGCTTTCAAGCCATTCGGAAAATGGATTGGTTTCAACCCAATACTCAGACTCAATATCAGGCTGTTTTCCAGTTGAATTCTGTAAAGCCTTATATAAAAGACTTCCATACTTTATGACATTGCCTTTAGAATATGACTTTTCTGCATTATACTCCTCAAAGGTCATGTTCTTAAAATCTGGAGCGATACAAGACATATTCTGCAGTGTCAGCAACGGATGAATTTGCTGAAAGTATAGGCCGCTTTCGCTCACAGTTAAAGCATCAGATATTTTTAAGTCTGATGTGTCATAATTTTGCTCCCATCCTATTAGATGAAGCAGTTTTTCTTGTATATCTAGAGCTCTAACCATAGTTTCTATTATTTATTGAAAAACAGGAGGTCACTAAGGTATTTTCCTCAGTGCCTCCTGCCAAAGCTAATAACAACTCAAAGATTTGCTATTAAGTATTATGCGCCGGCACCTGCCTCTTTAGTGTTAACCGGATTATCGGTTGAGTTCATAACTACTACCGGTTTAGCATAAACTGCATCTTCGCTAGAAACGTTAAATGCAAGAATAGGACTAGGCAAAGTAGCTCTATCACTGTTATAAGCGGCGATAAACGCTACATCAACTGCAAATCCGTAATGTTCCTTGCGGGTGCGGGTCATATCTGTAGTAGCAGCTCCTGCAATAGTGCTATAGTCTCCTACAGAGTCGTAGAAGTATGTACCAACAGGCATGTTAATAACAGGATAAGTAGCAATACCCCACTCATGGCCGTCACCTGAAATAGTTCCGAGCAAGCAATCACGCTCATAGCGCAACAGCATTCCAAGTGAACCTGCATTCACGGCATAGCCTTGTGCATATTTACCACCAGCTGCTGCAATGTTGTTCGTCAAGTGAATAATCTTGTTGCCAAACTCATTTTGCTTGTTTACGTCGTTGTACAAACCATGTTGCTGCAACTTGCGCATGATACTCTCAACTCCAGGGTCACCGATGATATGCAACTGGCCATAGAAATCATTTGCTCCCATAAGCACCTCAAGATCGCCAAATACGTTCTCACGCTCTGTCCACTTTGCGTTCAGCGCGTTAGTTGAAAAATCATACAACAGCTTGTTCTTAAGAACCTGAGTTTTATCTGCAGCCAAAACGGCCAAAGCAGCTTCATCAAGTTTCTTTGCGACAGCATATGCATACTTCATCAACTTAGTGTCAAAGTCACGCTGAATACCAATTTCATTGTTCATGTACATTGCCGGAGTAATAGTAAAGCCCCATGAATAGGTAGCAAATGTAATGTCAACAAATCGAGAAGTGTTTTCACTATCAGCAATTGTCAAAGAGCGAGTATTACCAATAGTAACATCCGCATCATAGTCAATTACTGGAGTTTGAAGAGTTGTACCGATAGAAGTACGGGCCTTCTCTTTCAACTCAGGGGTTAAAATACCTGTAGGGTCATTCGACTGCACCATAAAAGCATCGAGCGCGCCGTACCTACTTGCACGATACTCATACTTATCCAATCTGGAATTAGCAAGAGTGTTCTGAATACGAGTTAATACTAAGCTCATAATTTTTAGTTTTTAATTTGTTAAACATTTTGCTACATGGTGCATTACCCTTTTACGCCTAATAGCATTTTTTTAATTTCTCTTCTTTTTAGGATGTGCCTTTTTATCTTATTGGCAAAGTTGCCACGTTGTTTTCATTTCTTATTTCTGTAAGCTTTTCTCCAAACTCTGAAGAGTCACGAGTTAAGCCGTTTGCAAGAAGATGAGCTTCAATTACTTTGTCTGCTTCAAGCTGAGTTCTTACTCCAGCCAAATCAAGTGTTCCTCCTTGACCGCCTTGTCCCTGAAAACCTCCTGTACCACCGCCTGTTTGTTTTCGACCTGCATCAATTACATCTTTCAAAGATGTTTCCATAACAAGCTCAGAAATAGTATAAGGATTAAGATTGTTTTTCGGGTTATTAAGGATATTTCCATCAGCTCCTCTAATAACAAGTTTCTTACCTCCTTGACCATCTTCTACAAAATCAGGTGTACCCTTTGCCAAAATTTCAGCTTTTGCTGCATTAAGCAGTGTTTTCTGAATAGGCTCAGTAATACCAGCTTTGAACTTAAGACCTGTAGTAGCAGCTTGAAAAGCATAATCTACATGTACATCTTTCAGTTGCTTGTTAAATTCAGCTTCTTTTGTTTTGTAGTTATCTTGCTCAGTTTTAAGCTTAGATTGAAGCTGAGTAACTTGGGCTTTAGCGTCTTTAAGTTGCTGAGTAAGCTCCTCATTTCCTGCATTTTTCTCAAGCTTTGTCTGCAACTCGGTTACTTTAACATTAGCTGCATCAAGCTCTGCTTGTACTGTTTTTGCAGACTCAGCTTTTGTTTTATATTCGCCAAGTACACGCTTAGCGTAATCATAGCTCTTTTCACCATCTCTCTTTTTTACTCCGGTAACATTGAAAATATCAGTATCGTATTGCCCATGCAAAGCACCAATTTTAGTACCAATTACCGTATTTTCATCATTTTTTGACATTTCAGCAATTGCTGTAAGCTGAGCATCAGAGAGACCAGCTAATGCTGAATTTTGTCGTAGCATCTCAATTGTTAACATAGCTTTGATATTTTAAGTTTTTAATTTTCTTTTGCAACAAAATCTTTTGCCTCTCCGTACGGGTCATGCAATACTTTCATTATAGAATAGCCGAGACCTTTGAAATTCTTTTTGAAAAGTTGCCACTCAGCAAATGTAAATAACTGAGTATACGGCTTGCTTTCTTCTTTTCCTGTCATAGGATTAAAACGGCGACCTTTTACAATCGACAGATGTACAAGCTTTTCAGTACCAGCTTTTGGCTCATATTCACTATTGCTAATAGATGAAGTTTTTTCTTCGAGAACATCCTCAATGTCTACAATATAAAGAGCTGTAGCATCAAGGTCTTCTTGCATTGCTTCTGTCCACCTCTTATCTTTGCTTGATTTAAGCTTCTGGAGGCCAGCTTGATGTGCTTTAGCTGCAAAATGAGCCTGCTTAAGTGCGTCAACGGTGCTATTCTGCAGTTCCTGTAATGTCATTTTCTGTAACATACTCTAAAAGTTTATTTGTTATTATATCGATTTTTTCTCTTAACGGCTTATTTGAAGCAAACTCAATTATGTTAATGTTTTCACGTTCAAATTTGTCGACTAAAGTACTAAAATTTATTTTAAGTTTTACCAATTTTTCATCTATTAACTTTTTTTCATACAATTTTAACACTTCATCCAGCGTTTTATGTGGATATGGTTCCAATTGCTTTAAGATGAGCATTCTCTGAAGTACCAAAGGATTATTGCGATACTCAACCTCAAGAATTTGTTGCGATATAGCATCTAGTTCTGAGTTAGACGCACCATTCTCCTTCGCTTGTTTGTACTTAGAATATAGCTCTGTTACTGTGAAAACGTAAAACTCTGTACCCCAGTTTACAGAAGATGATATGAAAGCACCTCCATACCTGAGTTTGCAAACAGTATCTTCGATAAATTTCTGTGCCAATTCAAAATTGGTCTTTAAGGCATTGAGAACTGAGGTTTTGCTTTCAAAGTTAGCAGTTACCTGAGTTTCATTGATAGCTTCTTTTTCACTTACAGTACCACCTGAACCAACAACAGAAATTACAATCTCATTTTTAAGCCTTGCGCACTCATTGACATTATAATCAAGTGAGTCTTTATCGATAGTAGTTATCTGAACAGGATTACGCATATCTGCGACACCTTCAGATTGATTTGGTATAGGAACTTCTAAGAATGAACCAGGACCAGCTATGCGCTTTTCGCTACAGCAAGGGCATTTCTCCACGGTGCCATCGTTAAGTATCTTATACTCTCCTTTTGCATTGCGTAGAAAACCTCCATCACAGTAATCACCAGTCTCATTATTCTCAAAATTACAATCAGCTTCATACGCACTATATATAGGATAAGGCGCATACAAGTCTAAATGCTGCTTCGAAATAGAGAAGAACAAATACCAATCAAGATTTGACAGCTCTTTTGTAATTGGATTTTTCTTAAGGTCTTTATTTTTCTCATTGAGTTGTGTTGACCAAAAGAACCGAGCTGGGCAATATCCTAAATCGTGCTTTGCCTCTGAAATAAGTGACTGAATTTCATTTTTCTCATTCAGCTGATATACTCTTATAGAAGTATCATCAAATACAGCTATTCGATGTTCCGGCTGTTTGAAAATAAGCCACTCAAACTGATTTTCATCAAGTCTAAAAGTCTGGTAATCAATTACAGCATCAATCTCAAGCCAATAAAAATACGGTTCTGGGCGCAAAGATGTTTGTACTTGAGGAAGGTCTACTACCAAAATACTATTTGGCGATACCTGCATTCTCTTCCATCCGGTTGTCTTCCACACCTCTGGCTCATTGAGGTTATTCTTTTTATACTGAGACCAGTCTTCTGCAAGCTCAGAGTCAGTAAACTGATATGAGCTTGATGAGTTACGACTATAGAAAACTCTTTCGAGTTCTCTATAGACGTCCTCAACTACAGCAGGTGTAGGCAACGGAAATTTGAACAGATGAAGGAATATGTTGAATTTATCCTTCGGAAGCAACTGTTTTACCCAATCAAGGAATATAGCCGTAGGTTGGTTAATATCAGATACAGCAACATTCGTCTCAGTATGAAATCTAAGACGACGCTGCATGTTTACAGCTTTCTGAATAGTCTGACGTTTAGTCGGCTTTTGCAGAATTTGCTTTATCTGATTTAACTCTAAGGCCATTTTCTTCGTCGTATAAATAGTTACTATATTCAGGCAATTCCCATCCGCCATTTATGTTTGTGCCCATATCAAGAAGTCTTTCGGCATGCTGAATGCCAAACTCCTGCCTCATATTGTACTTAGGCACAACCAATGTTACGGTTTGTTCTTTCTTCTTTCTCATCGTTGAATGCTATATTAAACTTTAAAGCTTTACCAACATCCAATTTATAGTCTTTTACTTGCTCTTTGGAAGCTTTCAACTTCTCAATTTTAGAAATTAGTTCCTCATCATTAGCATAGGCCTCAAACTTAGAATTTTTTATACTAAAATCTAAAGTTGATATTCGTTGCGGCATTAATTCTTTGCCTATATATACTATAGACTTAACTTGTGGTGGCTGTTTGCCACTATTTTTATAGTTTTCAAACTTAGTTCCACCAACAACTTTTAATATATCACTAACTACAGCGTTGCCTATAGCGAAATCAGAGCTAAAATCGGAGCTGAAGTCTCCTTTCTAAGCAGATGCAGAATTAACCCAATCAGTCAACGGGTTAAAGTCCAAAGTTTCACGCTTGATAATGTAGAATTTATCACTCCAATTAGGAACGAAAGACCAACTAATAGCATTGCTATCAGGCTCTTCATATCCGCCAAGTGACTTATCTCCTACAAAGAAACTGTAGATAGGAATAGGCATGTACTTAGTAGGTTCATCCATATCATCTACTAAACAGCCGATATTACCATTCTCATCAATAAGCCACACACCGATGGTTTCGCATTGATACTGCTTCATCTGTGCAATAACTTTTTGGTTTTCCTGATAAATTACACCGGTAAAGTTTGTCGGCTCACGACCAATTGTAATAGGAATACCTCCAAGCGTCTGGTTTCCACCACCGAATGTACGAGCTGCTCCAGATTCTGTAGCAGGACTCTGAATATAAGGCGACACTGTCATCTTAGTACCATTGGCTGCAGAAAACAAAGTGGCAAACGATGCTTTCTTAGTCGGGTCTGCGACAGAGTTCAACTCTCCAGCAGTCTTATAGATACGCTGGAATGCAACTTTTTGAATTTGCCCCATACTTTCCTTGCATTCCTCAATTGTGAGGTCCGCAATATGTTCGCCAAGAGGGCATCCACAGTTTAATCCCATATTATTTATGTTTTTAATGTTAATATTACCGAGCAGCTACCCTTAACTTGCATCGAATTACCTGTACTTTGTTTTGAATTGACTTCTCCACAATGCGAATATACTAAATTATACTGTAAGTTGTACAGCCTTTAACATTTTTTAATAGAGCATTATTTAGAGTCATTCTCGCACTATGTTCATTCAAGGCTTATGATTTAATCATTCATATATAATTAGAAGCCTAGAAATTACGAGAATAATGCGAGAATATGAATTTTTAGTTTCTTAAGTGTATTTTTTTACGTCCACTTTTTCTTGCATGCATTTCATATACTCCTGTTAAGCAATCTGGAGCATCATCATGCTGGTTTCTTTTCTTATTATCTTTACGATATGACATAAGAGCCTTATAAAACTTAGGCCATTTCCTCTCCCAGCCCTCTGGAAACAAAATATCACTTTGAACATTAGCAGAAGCTGTATAAATACGTGCCTTTTTGTTTTCTGTCTGTGTAAATGTTTTAATAGCACACCTGAAATTACGCAAATCAACTCTTAATATGCGCTTTACACTGCGCGAATAGCCACGGCCTCCGTTATTTGACTCGATTAAGGCTTCAACGGTGCCATTTTTGGTCAACATTTCAGCCTGTTTTGGCTCTGTGACCTCCATAGGTGCGTCTGTAAACAAAATATCAGTTATATAGCAGTATTCAGGTGTATTTATAAAGCAAATTGAGCACAAATCATCGGCTCCTGTGTCGGCCGTATCAGTATAATTCCACTTCTGAAGTGCTTTTGTGCCTGTTGGAAGCTCTTCTATTTTATAAGTTCTAAATCCTTCATACATAAGGCCCTCTTTTGGTGTTGGGTCCTGCATGTACTGTGTATCGAATACAAGCGGATTTATCTCACGCATCTTATAAAGCTCTTCGAGTGTATGCTTCATTGGCCAAAGTGCATGTTCTTCTCCAGTTTCTGGGTCTACTTGTATAACCGGAAGTGATAAAACAGTCCATTCATCTGGCTCTATCTCTTGCAAATAGCCACAAAGGTCATGTTCATGTAGCCTTTGCATTATTATAATGATTGGAGTGTTACGCGAGTTAATACGGTTACGAATTGTGTTCTCAAATCGCATGTTAATACGCTCGCGGATAATATCTGACTCAGCATCTTCTGGCTTAATTGGGTCATCGATTACAATCGCGCCTTGGAAAATGTTTGTCGTAGCTCCTATCATATCAAGCATCTCATTCGTATGGTCATCAAATGTGAATATATCATTGCCTCCGTCCATTTTATCAATATCTGGTACTTCGTCTACTGCTCCTGCACCAAATCCAGTTACTTGGCCTTGAGTTGATACTGCATAAAGTTCTCCTCCAGCTTTAGTTTTCCATCTTTTAGCTGACCCTTTTTCAGATGCAAGAGCCGAGTTAGGAAAAAGAGTTTTATAAAGCTCTTCTTGCATGATATTTCTGACTGTTTCAGAATTATCATTCGCAAGTATATCTGAATAAGATAGATGCAGAAATCGACACTTTGGATTTAGCCCAAAACACCATGATATAAATGATTTGATAACAAGTTCAGTTTTACCATAGCGTGGAGCTATATTGATAATAAGTCGCTTACACTTACCATCTACAACATCTTGTAATACTTCGAACATTTTCTTATGGTGCTCTGCTACTATAAATGAGCGTTTATATTGACATTTAAACATTAGTTTAGTATACTTTTCAAATGACGTAAGAGCCTCAAGACGTAACATTTCTACAGGATTTACAGTTCCGGGCTTTGTGGCATCTAATGCTGTTTCTTGCATTTCTTTTAATGACTTCATGCTTATGCCTCCTTTCTTGTAATATATTCTAATTTCTTTTCTGCCTGTTTTCTAGCAGCAATAGCTTCTTCACGAGTATTATAGCATCCAAGTGATATATACTTTCCACATCCATTTCCTATATATGCTCTCCATTTTCCAGTAGCTTTTATTAAAAATACACCTGGATAGCCAGAAGTATTAGAAATTCTGATTTTCAAATTCCTGCTATTCTTAACTTTCGTAACAAGTCTTAGATTAGCTATTCTGTTGTCCGCTCTATTACCATTTATATGGTCAATTTGAGGTGTTTCATCTGAAGGCCATTCTCCATAATGATAAAACCAGGCTAGTCTGTGCGCCTTATATCTAACTCCACCCACACATATAAACACATAACCAGATGCATTTTGAGTTCCAGCCTCATCTCCTGGATGCATTTGATGTGATGCAGGTTTTTTCCATACAAACTTGCCAGTTTCAGCATTATAATCTAAAACTTCAGTAAGATAGCTGTGCGAGAGCATTTGCTCTTTTCTTCTCATTATTATATAATTATCTTCCATATTTTACTTTATTAAAGTATCACGTATTATAACATACGCTTCACGACTTACAGGCATGTTAGGAATAATGCCAGTTTGCAGCTGCTGTCCTTCTGGGAGACTTAATTGCATAGGTCCTTTGCCAAATATTCTATCCCATAATTTTTCTATAGTTTCAATGTTACCTAGCTTTTCGTCTTCAATAAGGCGCTTAATTACAGTTTTTATTACAACCGGCACTTTTTTATTAGTCATTAAGGCTTGTAGCTGCGAGTGGTTACATGTTAACAAACAAGCCAATAAATTGGCCGTGTCTTGCTTTGTAAGCTGAACACTTAAATTGATATTAAGGCTAGTAAGAAGCTTTGTTATTTCAGGCCTTGATGCTCCTTGTAACTGAAGTGCTGAGCGTATAGCTGATGAATATGAGCCTTTGCCCGAGTCATGGCGTTCTGCTAACTCAGTTGCTTTAAGTGGCTCTACAGTCTGAGCCTCAAGTGCCTCAATAGCCTCAACTCGTTTTTGCTGCTCTGCAATACGTTTGGCTTGGAGCTCAGTTTGGCCATCTGGTATTTCTTCCACACCGAGTTCTTCTGCTAACGATTGACGTTTTTCTTGTTTGGCTTGAAGATTTTTAAGCTTTTGCTTTTCAAGATACTTAATACGAGCCAATTCTTTTGCATCTTGCTTTGATTTGATGCGCGTGGCCTCTTGTTCTACAAGCTTGGATGTATCTGGATTAGACATTCCAGGAACTATTGGCCTGTTTGGCAATATATCTGCTAATTTCTGTGCTATTTTATCTGTTTTCATATTGGTTATTATACTTTTGTTGTTTATCTAATATAGTTTTACTTTTTTCTTCTAGTATTGCATCTTTTTTTATTTGGTTTTGCAACTGCCTATATTCGGTCGCTTTTCTAAGGTCTGGTTCTATTGTTATTATATCATCTGTATTATTAAATCTCCATACAGAGCCGTATGCTATTCTTCGCTGGCCATTACAGCACATATATATAGCGCTCGGATTGATTTTTGTAGATACTGAATTTACATATTCTCTTATAGAATCCCACTTTTTATAGAATTTATATGTATTTTCTGCTATCTTAGTATACTGATACACAGCCCTATGTGGATAACTATGTATAGTGTCTGTTCCTGATTTACGTATTGTGTCTGGTATTTCCCATTTTGCAGCGTATCCTGGTATAATTGCTTTTTCTGCCACACATTTATTTAGACTATTTATTATATTATGCCCGTATGGTGCATAGGCACTATACTCATCTATCAACTCATACATTCTTGAATATACGTTTAACAAGCCATTTGGTAGCGATAAAGCATTAAAAGGAATTTCTTCTGTTGTCACTGTTATGTATTTGCTTTCTACTATGGCTTTTACAAGGTCCGGATTATTTTTGCATAACCATGAGACGTTGTGAAACGCGTTGTATATAAGCCTATCTATTTTATTCTTTACAGAAACGGCATTAGCTTCTCCTGTCCAGTCAACATAGAACTTGTTATCATATTCAAATTCTAGTATAAAATAAGCACTTACAGATTCAATATTAGAACCTTCTTGTAAGTCTACCAAGTACTTGTATTTACCTATTCGTATCATGTGCATATTTTTAATGTTTTTGCAAATATAGTCATAAAGGCTGATAAGTAAAAATTCTCGCAGACTAAAAATTAAAAATTAACATTTTTTATATTAGTGAATAATTAACATATTAATATCATACTTCACAAGTATTTAGGCATGTATCTTAATCAGTGAATAGAAAATTAGGCTTTTGTTTTTCGTGTTTCTACTTCACAAAATAAAACTAATTGAAAATCAATAGTTTATTAAATTTAATTAGTGAATAGAAATTAAAGGGCATAGAAACAATCATCTCTAACTCTTCTACGAAGTCTTATATTGTTATATGTGAATAGATAAGCCTATCTATTCACATATCACTATTTCAAATCTATTTTATCTCTCCTATATATTTATTGTTTATATTGTTTATTAAGGTCTAATTTATTGAAAATCAATCAGTTATTGAGAAACTCCCCTTTGATTTTGCATGTTTATTTTGTTTCTTTGAAAATTATTTCTGGGCGTTCACTTCTTTATTGCGAGAATGTCATTTTGTCAATTCCCTATTAAGTCTAAGGGCCTAGATAGATATTTGCGAGAATGTATGCGAGAATGAGAATTTATGAGCCTCTGGGCCTTGCTCATACTTATATATGATTTGAATCCCAATTTGCGAGAATGATTTGAAGCCAAAAAATTTTTCTGCCTATGGACATGGCTCTATATACTATATATAGAGGGCACGCCGGCACCGCGCCAGGGGCCTAACTGCTTTCATCCCTCACCTCACGAGCCTGCGAGCCTCTAAGCCGACGTGTTAACGGGCTTTAACAAATGAATTGAATGGCTCTGAGCCTGTTTGGCTTAATCTCGCGACCCGTATTGCGTTCAAATCCTTGCGATGATAGTTTATATGGCTGAGAGGCTCAGGACAGGTTAGGAAATGTTAGATTGAGCCACGGAGCCACTCTGGTACCACAGTCATTCTGGCCAGAGCCACTCTGGTACCACAATCATTCTGGCCAGAGCGATTCACAGCCACACAGGAATTGAGCCACAATTCTTAACGTAAATTTAACATTTCCTAACTCGCTATATTTCACCATATAGAGGTTTGTTGTACGTGCTACTTGGCTAACTACCAGAATGTTAAATGTGGTTAACAACCATCTGATTTAACACAACTTAAGCCTGAGAATTTTTCTATGTTATTTTTTTAGCACCCACAAAATAGCCTGAAAAAAATATACCAAAAAGTTTCGTGTTTCGTATATTATTTGTATATTTGCATATCGGAAATAACGAACGGAACAACTGAGATTACAAACAAAATTTAACACAAAAAGTTGCTCAAAAGTTTTTCCGGTTCAAATATAATTAGTATATTTGCATAGATAAAATAAGTAATAACAATAAAACATTACAGCAATGAAAGTAAACAGAAATTACCGTTTCGTATTGACGAACATTCCAAACAGTATGTTGGAAACAGGAGAAGTAAGAATTGACAACGAGGAAATAACCGGCGAGAGAATGTTTGCCAGTGAATGCCACTACTATGCCGAGAAAAATATCCTCGAGTGTATCAAAGATGCAGCAAAACGCGATGACCTGCGCGGCTACTACGAACACACCTATTGCATCTACAAAGAGGACAAACCGAAAAAGGAGACAGTAGAGCGTGAAGAGGACGGCAAGAAAATTACCGAGACAAGAGAAATACCTGGCAAGGCAATGCTGGTTGAGGTAATTACCGTAGACGAGAACGGCATAAATATCCGATAAAACGGATTGCCGGTTGTTCCACGACAGTGGGACGCCTCAGCCGCTGCAAGGAAATGACAAAGGGAGCGATACCCACAGTGGCACAATTCATAATTTTAAAATTTACAACAATGGAAAAAGCAATTAAAAAAGCAAAGCTGTTAGGAAACACTGGAATGGTGTTAGTTATAATTGGGTTGACTGGCCTGGCTTTTATCAGCGATTGGCAGAATTTTTATATGTTCGTATTAGCAGTAGCTGCGGTAATGTTAGTGTTGGCAAATGTAATTCTTACAGATATTCACAAAAATATTAAGTAATATGGCTGCAAATCAGATATATGTTACAACTTACAGACTCGAGATTAAAGCAACTCGAGAGAATTTGGACAGTATGGAGAACTTCATAGAAGCCATTTCGGATTGTGCTATCGTGTCCAATGATGAGGGTTATGTAGCTATCATAGTAGCGTCTTCGGATACCTTAGGGACAACGAAATTGGCTAATATGGCACTCAAATTCTTTGGCAAGGAGGGATATAATATAAGTACTCTCGGACTCTTAGGGCCGTTTAAGAAACTCAATTGATATTTTTTAACATAAAACTTGGAAAAAAGTTCCCAAAGCGGCTCAATAATTCAAAAAAACATAGTATATTTGCAATATCAAAATTAAACAATAACATTTTAATAACAATTCAAAAATTACAGTATTATGGCAACAAAGAAATTTTCTCAGATGACAACGAAGAAGCTGAATGCTCTTTTGGCAACAGCAAGTGACGAAGACAAGAAGGCTATCGAGGCCGTACTCGCAGCTCGTGAACAGGCTCAGGCTTCCGTTGCTCCTGCAGCTCCTGAGGCAACCGCAGAAGAGACTCCTGCTGCTCCTGAGGCAACCGCAGAAGAGACTCAGCTCAGCCCTGAGGAAAAAGCAGCTATCAAGGCAGCTGAAGAGAATGGCGGACTCAACCCGCTCTACAATGGCAGCAAGGCAACTCAGGAGAAAAAGCCGAAGATGACCGATGAGGACCGTCATGCACTGGCCGAAGAGCTGAAGAAGAATGTTAACCACCGTTGTCAGGCAGTTCCTTTCAACACCGCAGAATGGGTTGACGGCTATATCGCCGGAGTGATTGAAGAGAAGCGCAGCAATAAGGTGCTCTATGCAATCAAGACAGACGACGGACGCCGCATCATTAAGGTACACGACAGCAATCTTGTTCGCATTCTGGACGAAGTTGTTGAGCCGGAGAAAAAAGCCCGTGCTCGCAAAGCAAAAGACCCGGTAGACAAAGTTGAATGGACACCGGAAGCAATTGCCGAAGAGGTTAACGAAGTTATCGGCAATGTAGGTAAAACGGTAGAATTTGAGAAATACCGCACTACAGACGAAAACGGTGAAGAGCACATTGAAATGGTAGTTGGCCGTATCGTGGCAATCGTGCCTGACAAACGAGCTCAGCGCTTGCTCTACCGCATTTCAGTTCCGGCTCCTATTGAGGGCAATCCACTTGCAACGAAGACTATGCACAAGGTTGTGAAAGTCGGGGGCATTAAGATTGCCGAAGAGTTCGACGAAGAAGGCGCACAGCTCAATGCCAAGTATCTGGAGCGCCGTGAGGCAGCAGCAACCCGCACTCCGCTTACTCCTCAGGACCGTGTAATTCGCTGTGAGGAGAATGTGAAGAAGGCAGAGGAGAAGCTGCAGAAAGCTCAGGAAGAGCTGGAAGCCAAAAAGAAGCAGCTCGAGGATGCAAAGAAGGAGCTGGATGAATATCTCGCCGGTCAGGCAAATGGAGAAACTGCCGAAGCTCCTGCTGAGACTACAGCTGAAGAGGAGTCACTTGCATAATACAGCCACCTGACACCGTTTCTCCCATGGAGCCGTCTCGAAAGAGGCGGCTCTTTTTTTGCTGCATATCTAAATATGCGGCTATTTTTGTATTATTACGATTTATGTTAAAATATGTAAACTCATAGAAACATGCTTCTTTCGCGTTCTAGGACACTTTTAGGCTTTAGGTGTACTATAATATGGGTTAACTCAATTCGACGCGATAGAGGTCAAAAGAAGTGTATCTATCAATGTATTTTTATAAAGCCTATAATATGAATTGAGGCATGGACTTTCCTGAGCTTTAAGCCAAAGCAGTTATATGAATAGCTGTTAAATTTATGGCTAAAAAGTTGACTCATTTTCTTGGCTTCTAGGACACTTTTATTTGAGAATAATAGTAAATTAAATCTATAAAAAGAAATGAAGAGAGAATGAACAAGAATAATGAAATTTCATATATTTTCGAGGCATTTAGAGCTCTATATTTTTATTTTGAAGCTGCAATAAACCAGTGAAAAATTTTTATGTTAAAGTCTGTAAAACAGTAATTTATATCAAGATTATTTTGTACTTTAGTCTATAAAAGAACAAAAGTAAAACTGTTAAAAAATGTTACACACTAGAACATATAAAAGCCGCATGGCTATTATGATTAAACAGCTTATGTCTGAGTGTACAAACTGTGTAGCTCGTGTGCACAGTGGACTATGCAGCAATTGTCCACATTGGACTCCGAGTGTGGTACAGGAGTTAACAGAGGAAATGGCCGAGAGAATATCCGCCGCAATTGGACAGGAGAATATCACAAGGCCCAACGAGAGAAATGTTGAACAAAAATAAATAATTGCAATATGGAAATAAATGAACAAGAGAATACCCAAGAGGTACAGCAAGAGAATTTGCTTGATGGCTCTCAATCAGTTCAAGCAATGCAAGAAGAAAATGAACTGCAAATCGCTGTTCAATTAGTTCAGCCTCAAGCTGCTTTAGATGAAATAGCGGAACTTGAGAAGAAATATCGTGAAACTATAGAACGGGAGAATAAATGAGTAATTTTGTTTTAGATTACAGCAAAAAGCAGACTTTGCAAATATCAAATGATGCTTTTTGCTTTTTGTATTATGGCGAAGAGCCATTAGACGAAGACAATTTGGAAGAAGCTAATGAGGTATCTGAAATGTTTTCCAATAATTTTTATATAGAAGATGATTGGAAAGCGGTTGATGACTCAGACCTTATAGAATGTACTTTTGTTCCGTATGTTGAAGACCAAGCCGATTATGATGAATATGAGGACCTTACCAAATATATTCAGCAGCAAATAAAATGGCTTGATGCAAATCATATTAGAGTGTGGTGGTTTAATAACCAAACTGGAACGAGAGAATTACGCGGTGATTTTAAGGTTTATACCAATAAATATAGCCTTAAGTGTTTTCATACAGGCAATCAAGATGAGGATTTTGTGACAGGAAAAATGAGCTTGTATTTTTTGAAGAATTTCAAAAAGCGTGTAGCTTAACAAGTGAACGAGAGAAATATAAGGCAGACTACAGAAAAGTAGTCTGCCTTTTTTACATTAAGCTTTCATCTTCTTCTATAACGAGAGAATAACCGACTCCTCGTATGGTTTCTATAGCTACTCGGTTATCCATTTTAAGCATATTTCGCAGCATGCATATATGGACATCTAAGCTACGTTTATTAAAGTAGTTATCATCAGTCCATACTTGCTGCATAAGTATTTTCTTAGGTAATGTTTCATTTTTATAAGCACATAGTAAAGCAAGAACTTGACTTTGTTTATTATTAAGCTGTGTTTTTACATTGCCTATAGTAAGAATTTTATCTACTGTATTAAACAGGTAATCGCCTATCTCATAAGATGGCTCTATACTTCTTACTCGCACACCACATCTTTTCAAAACAGCTTTTATTCTTCTTATAAGCTCTTCAATGTTATATGGTCTTATAACGTAATCATCTGCACCTTCATCAAATGCTTCAATAACATACTCATATCGGGCCTTGTCTGATACCATTATTACTGGTATTTTATCATCTGATTTGCGCAAAAATTTTAATGGCTTTAGCTTCATAGAGGCATCTGTTGTTTTATAATGGCTTAATATGCATAAGTCATAATTCTTTTCTCTGATTTTGATTAGTATATCATATTCAGTTGAGGTTATTACTTGAAAGCCGTTATACACCAAATAATCTACCAGGATTTTACAGTCTTCATCTTGGTAGATTAAAATTCTTGGCAATGCTAATTTAGTGTTATTACTTTTCATACCATTTCTTTAATTTTGTTTTGCAAATCATTATATAAAACTTCATACCAAAATGGATTAAGCCTTAACAGGTCAAAGTATGAGTATACGCCTTTTTGATATATTAAAGAAGCATATTTAAGCTCTTTGTCTGCTCTTTTTTTAAGATGCTCATGATAGAACTTTATGGACTGGTCCACATTTACCAAGAATGGTGATTTATGCTCCATAAGAACTTTTTGCTCTGTATGTTGAGCAAAGTAATATGGGATATTCGGCATTGCCCAGAAAGTTAATCCAGCACCATATTCCTCACTTGCTTTATATAAAAAGCCAGGGCTTGGACGAATTGAGTCAGGATATAAGCTTTTACATATTCTTAACCTACGTGGAATAAAAGGATTAAGTAAAGTAGTTAATCGCTTGTTTATATAAGTTGAGTATTTATCAACCATTCTTGTGTGTTCTTTAACAAGTGATGAAACTAACAGCTTAATCCTTTCATTTCCTATAGGGTCACTCAGGCGTATATATTCTTGCCTGAAAGCTTCACGCTGAATACGTATTCTGTCTTCTTTAAGCCGTTGAGACTTTTTCCTTTTAGCTTCTATGCTAGCCATCGCAGCTCTGCGCTGTCCCTCAGGTCCAAACAGTTTTACACCTTGGCAATTGTTTGGACCTAAACCTGTCCATGGCATTTTATCTCCATATCTAGCTTCAATCTCTCTGTTTTCCTGCTCTTCTTCAGATAATTCAACATGCTCTTCTTCCAAGGTAATTTTTTCAATCGCCTCAGATTGAGCCTCTTGAATATCCTCATCATCGCTTTTAATTTCATCGAGAAATTCAAAGAGTTCCTTTTCGGTTAAGTCTCCATATTGCTTAATATCTTCCATGCCACTTAAATAAAGACTTGATTATATCTTTTCCAGCTTGCTTGTTAAGCAATCCAAAGTATGCGATTGCAAGTGTGAGTCTTGCTATTTTATGCAATACCCATGCTAATAGATATATAGGTGAATAAAGTATACCTACACATCTCCATAAAAATTTAAGTACCTTTTTCATTTTCTAATATATATATAATGGTTGTTTTATTTCTGCAAATTGTGTATTTATGCGCTGCATATTTGCCTGCTGGTTTATAGCTTCTTTTATTGGGCTTTTTATTTCTTGTACACAGCTCATTGAACTTATTATGCTAAACGGAGGGCATGCCATATAAACATCGACCAATGCATCAACTAACTCATCTTTGCTTAGTTTCTGCAGATTACTCTTTATTATCTCCCTTATTGGATTGTTCATCTTCTGCTTGCTTTAATTCAACATAAGTTCTATGAAAAGCTTCATCACCTATTCCTTTAATAAAAGTTCTAAGTGTAGAAGGATATTCGCTTGTATTTATAGTCTTATCGACTACTTTCGCGTAAAGAGCAGCAAAAGCTTTAGGCCCAAATACATTTTTCTCCTGCAATCTTTCAATGGGGCCTCTTTTGAATTGAACATAAGGACTTCCATCCATAATCTTTGTACGAGTTAAGTACAAGTCCTTAATCAAAGCCTTAATATGCTTTTCAAACTGAGGCATTTGAATAATATCAATAACTTTCAAATCTTCCGGCTTCATTTTTATAAGTTTTTAAGTTGTTGTTTATAATACTTTTCTTGCATATCGAAATGTCTCTTATATATATGCAAATCATGAGCAAAATGGTAATAAGTGCCTATTGGCACATCGAGCTCATCTGCGACTAATTGTTGAAGTTTTGTCCAGCAATATTGGTCATTGCAAAAACCATAAACCAAATCGTTGCTTCGCATAGTTACACACATATCAAGAGTTCCTATTTGAGGCTTAATATCAAATCCGACTGATAGTGTACAAGGTGTATCATATTCATAGTCATCTTTTTCTTTACCGTCAAATATAGTAAACCAAGCTTGACGAGTATCTTTATTCTCTTTAAGCTGTTCAATGCACTTTGCCAATTGGCCATTGCGAGTCCACTGCCATCCATAATTAGAATTGACAATGTTATCTCCACCATGCATTTTATCCCACATAGGAGCATGCTTTTTAATTTCAGCTACACTCCTATCTCCAGACATATACCAGGCATATTCGCGCTCTGCATATCGTTCGCTGAATTTACGCCATTCTGTTGTTATGACACGTTGCTGAGGATTAAGTAAATAAAAACCAACATTGTAAACAGCTTTTGTTCCAACATTAGTATTTACTCCTTGGCCCATAATAAAAGCATATAGGTCTTCAAAAGCCTCAGTAGCATTTTTATAAGCTATATTCATAACTATTTTACCCAAATTTGTTTAACACTCCAATCATATCTTTGCCGAGATATTTTAAAAGTCTCAGCCTGTTTGTAGGTATTAAAGTATCTTAGTAATTTACCTACTGAGTCAAATACTCCATATTGCATTTTTCCCATACTAATCCCATCCTCCTATATTATACATCGATAACTCATCATCTTTAGGTGTTGTATTTCTAATAGTGTCAAGTAACTTTTTCTTTGATTCTCTACAGAGGTTATAGCCATAACCCTTATACTGGTATGAGCGCTCCCAAGTAGATATTGGAAAAGGAATTTTGTTGTCTAGTACTAAGCGCTTTTGATGCAAGTGCTCAAAAAAATCTCTATGATATAGTAGCATATATTCCCAATGCCATTTATCATCGCTGTCATCAAAAGGAAAATCTTCACTCTCATCAGCGGGCATACTAGTCACATTATCAGGAACTATCTCCTTGTAATATGCAAACTTAGTAATGGTAAAGTCAAAATTATTCAGAATATCTTCAGGCGTTCCAAATACTGATTCAATAAGTTCTACCCACATAGAACTGCCTTTTTCTTGAAAGGCACAAGCCTTGTTATTTCTATATTTAAAAGTCCATGTGCCCTCTTCAACTAAGCTATTAAAGTGTGCAACAGCCTCATCAAAATCAGATTGATTGTGAAAGAAAATATCTACATCTTTCACTTTTTCTCTTGAGAGAATGTTCTTAAAACAACCGCCAGCTATAAAGCCTTTATGACCTTGCATATATTGGTCTAAAAATCTGAGAAACCAAAAGTTTTCAGGTATATTTTTTATATATTTATTCTCCATATTATTCGCAGTATCTGCTATTTTTTCTTTGTCTGTCATGCTATCAACTTATTAGTATTACTGTTATAAACTCTAAACAACAACTCTTCAGCTTCCTCATTCATGGCATTGCAAATACTTATTGCTTCTTCCATAGATAAGCCTGTAAGCTCTTCGTCATCATCATTCACTGCAATTTCGCCAGTTATAACTCTAACATCAAATGAGTTTGCAGAAGCAAAAGCCTTAGCAGCATCAAGAGCTTGTATACAAATATAGTGTACCGCATCCCAGTATATATAAGATAAAGTACTTGTATCTTTTAATATATCTATATAAAGCTCTCTTAACTTTTCTGGCTTAAACCATCCATGCTCATCCATCCGTTTATATTCAGCAAGCCATCTACCATACCCATTTGTAGCCTTAAACCTGTTGGCATAAACAGCCACAAATCTAAGAAATTGGTCTGTATAAATAACTTGTGGAATTTCAACTGTTTTCTTCTTGAGCTGTTTCATGTGCTTAAAGTTTATATATTCTCGCGCGTTCTAGAGCACGCTTATTATTCCATTATTATTCAATCATTCATGTACTTAAAGCGCGATATTGCGCGCGAGAATAATGTGAAAATCAATCCTTAGTATGACCCAGTAGACCCGAGTGCTCCATCGCCACGCTCAGATGAGCGGCTGAAAAGCTCTGACTCAGAAACTTCTTCAAGGCCTTCATACGATACAGGCACAAGAATAAATTGTGCTATTTTCATACCTGGCTTAATGTGGACCTTGGCTTTGCCGACATTAACAACATGTATATGAATTTCACCCTGGTAATCTTCATCTACAATCTTGGCCCCGAGGATAACAACGCTCTCAAATGCTTCTGCTTTCGGTGTTCTACCAGCTCCAAGGCAAGCCCATTTAGAAGTTACAACTCCTGATTTATCAGCTGCCATAAGCATATATCCTTCTGGAATTTCTATCTTAATACCTGATGGTATCAAAACATCAGTTCCTGGATTTACAATAAAGCCTTTGTTATTTCCAAAGTTAGGAACGAAAAAATCAATTCCTGCTGCTTTACCAGTCCCGCGAACAGGGGACTTTACTTTTCTTATTTTTGCAAATTTCATGACTACATCATTTTAACAAGTTCCTTAGCTGCTGTTTCTACAGCTCTAGCAAGTCTATGTTCAACTTCTGGAATTATAAGGCTGTAAACTCCTTCTTTTTCAAAAGCATCAGCCATGATAGCTCCAATTTTTGAAAGCTTAGGATTAGAAGCATTAATGCCATGCTTATTCATAAGTTCTTTATTGTACTCATACTTAATACCTCCTTCTACAGGAATAAGCTTGGCTATTTCTGCATGAGTATTTGACTTTCTGCTCGTAGGAACAGTGATAATAATCTCCTGATTGGTTGTCATGCACATATCTGTGCACATTTCCATTACTTCATTGAAGTTGCGTTTAAATTCTCTTGGAGTTACTGAAATTAAACTTTTCATAATGATGCCAAATTAACAATTAAGTTCAACATATCTGTTACATTAAATCGTCATCGAATAAACTTGGTTGCTCAGTGGCTTTAGGAGCAACTTTTACATCTCCCGGCTTACGCTTTAATACCCAAAGAGTATTACGTGAAGCATCTGGGAACATAGGAGCCATGATATTGGCAATGAGGTTTGAGTCATAATACTCTTTAAGAGCATCAAACATTTTCTGCTGCCAATCATTCATCAGTGGTTTATAGTCTTTAGCCGAAGCAAATGTACCGAACTTCTTTACTATGTTGAAGTGTTTCAGCAATATGCCTTCAAGCTCCCAATGGTCAAACTCTTGCACATCAACTCCGCGGCCATCGCCTGAGTCATAAGTATGATTACCAGCTGCTCCTACAGATGGGTCATAGTTTGGAGTTGAAAGGTAATAAGTAGCGTTATTATTGCCACAAGCCTTAAAGTTCTCCAAAAATGCATCTGCATTCTGTTTGCCAACATGCTCGAGCACTTCAAAAGCACAGACTTTGTCAGCATTAAACTTGCTGAAATCCATGTAGTTTTTAACAAGGTCAGCAACATAGAAATGAGCCCAAGGTATATTGGCATACTTCTCAGTTGCCTCTTGAATTGTTTTTTCGCGAATATCGATACCGATATATTCTTTCTGCCTAAACTTGTTTCGGTATAATACCTCAAGCAAGTTAGCAGCTCCACAGCCAAAATCAACGATAGATTCACCTATCTTGGCTTCTTTCAAAATGTGAGTCCAACGCAGATAATGCGCAAACTGGTCTCTGTGGAATACATGACGCTCAAACGCCTGGTCTGGTCTGAGGTCTGTTGTGTTATAAACTTTTGCCATAATTATTTTTAATTTTATCTCTAAGTTCTTTATTATTTTTTTTTGATAGTTTGTTAATAGCCGACACAATGGCGGCAAATAATAAAGCCATATATACTAACAGTAGTAGCCCTTGTATACATTCGCTATGCACATGCATCATAATAAATATAGGCGAAATCATTACACATGCTATCACTATTGCTATAGATGCAAGGCATAAACCTATTAAAAAATTTTTAATAAACTGCTTCATAATTATTTGTCATTAAAAATATCTTTATGCTCTTCCAGATAGTCATTCATAGAGCCCATGTAAGCTACTGCATCAAGAAGATTATCCTCTTTGTGTGCATAAGCCTCACGCGATAACTTAAGAGCTATCATAGCTCTATACATACCAGCAGTTGTTATTTGCTGGTCTTTAGGCGACATCAAGTTATAAAGAGCTGCTGCTCTTTCCATTGATGCCTGGAATGGCCCATATTGACGCTCTTTTTCCTCTGAGCGTTCATTTACAATCTTGTTTGCTTGTTCTAAGATGTTAGCCATGATTATTTACCGTTTTTATAGTTAATACAATCCATTTTACAAGAGTCGGCCAATAGCTTATGAACTTCTGGGTTGTTCCATTGAGAATTCATAAGATAAAGCTGTGCATCTTTCTTATATATTTGAGCTTTTGTATATTGTTCTAAAGCTTCTATATGCTTAGTATTTTGGCCTATAGCACTATTCATATAGACAATACATAAAGCTTGTATTACTATGATAACACATAGTCCGATAATTATTTTCTTCATTACACTACTAAATTTTTAAGTTCTTCTTTTAATCTTCTTGCATCCGCTCCTCTAAATGTTTGAGCATTAGCTAAGAAGTATCTAACAATATCTCCTGCAGTATCATAAAGATACATAGCATTCGGGTCTGAAGTATCAAGTGTTAACATTGCCTCTAAATAAGGCACTGCGCCAAAATATACATTAAGCCATGTTGACTTTATATCTTTAGCTATTTGCTGAAATGTTCTTTTCTTGTCCATTTTATTATCTTTATTTAGATATGCAAATATACTAATTTTCTCCGAGAATAGAAAATTTTTTCATTATAAAATGCACTCACTTAACACTTCTTAACTTGGCCAGATTTTATTGCTCTTCTGGATATTCTATTTGCAGTAATTCTTTGCAAAATTGAATAACCCGCTCATAGTTATTATATGCAGTTTGAGTAATAATTCTCCGCTGAAATATCGTTAGCTTATTTTTAATAATAAACTTATTTATATTAAGAGAGAGAGCTTTATCATTGCATCTTCTTTTATCTCCTAACTGAATAGCTAACTGAGCATAATGAATACATTTCTTTATATCCTGCGCTCCATTTTTAGCTCTATACCTGCTAATATATTTTATAATGCATCCTTGTATAAAAGAGCATCTTAAAGCAGTTATAAGCTCTATTGGTTGCATAGCCATATCTTTATAATGGTTACCACCTATTTGTACATCTGTTGCTTTCATATTTCTACTTTTGTATAATTACTAAAATCACAATAAAGATATTTAGGAATAGGAGTTATATCATCATTTATATATTTACATGTAGTTGACCACGTATTTTTCATAACTACCTCATATATTACATTGCGATAACAGAATATATCTCCAACCTTTAACCTTGATATTTTAATATACTTTTCGCGCATGACTATCAGCTATAAATCCGTTTGCTACTCTCAGTTCATTCATAAACATAACAGAATTGTAATGCTTAGGAAATTCTTTTATCACCTTAAAACTTGCTGTTTTGTCTTTCACAAAGCTATTATCGCCTACAAGCTCTACATACCCAAGTTTTACAAACTTATAAAGATATGCAGTTTCTGAGTTTCTACCTGGTTCTTTACCAAG